CAGATTGATAAGGGTAACAAGGTTATTATCATTCTCGATTCAATCGGTAACCTTGCATCAAAGAAAGAAGTTGAAGATTCACTTGAGGGCAAATCAGTTGCCGACATGAGCCGTGCGAAACAAATGAAGTCGTTGTTCCGTATGGTCACACCACATTTGACTATCAAAGACATTCCAATGATTGTAGTGAATCACACATACAAAGAAATTGGTTTATATCCTAAAGATATCGTTGGTGGTGGCACAGGTTCATACTATTCAGCAGACACAATTTGGATTCTTGGAAGACAGCAAGAAAAAACTGGCACCGAAATCACAGGATACAACTTCATCATCAATGTGGAGAAGTCACGATTCGTGCGTGAGAAGTCGAAGATACCAGTGACTGTTTCGTTTGATGGTGGTATTCAGAAATACTCTGGTCTACTTGATATTGCACTTGAAGGAAACTTTGTATCCAAACCATCGAATGGTTGGTATGCAAAAGTGGATCAAGAGACAGGAGAGATTGGTGACAAGAAACGATTTGATGATACACAAACCGCAGAATTTTGGGATGATATTCTTGCTAGCGAGAAGTTCAAAGAATATGTAAGGAAACGATATGAAATTACCTATGGAAACATTATGGGAAAAGATACAGTTCTGGAAGTCGAAGCCAGTGAAACTTAAACGAGATGTTGATTACAAGTTCATTGACTCCGATGACAATGCTGTAACTGGTATAGGAATCCTGCGTGGCAAGTATGCGGGAGTTCTATATCACTATGGCAAAGCAGGTATAGTTGAAGAGGGTGAGCTTGCCAGATTGAGATTTGGATATACCATTGTCGATTCTGGCGAACATAACATTGATGACTTGACAAACGACCCAGAATTACATACAATTATGGGTGACCTACTAACCGAGATACTACTTGACCAGACACAAAATGAAACGACTAGAAACATCTATTCTGAAGAACCTGATTTACAATGAGGACTATGCTAGAAAGATAATACCATTCATCAAAGACGAATACTTTTCGGACACAACAGAACGTAGAGTATTCAAAGAAATAGAAACCTTTATCAATCAGTATAAGAACCTACCTACCTACGAATCTCTTGTAATTAATTTTACAGAATCCAAACACCTAACCGAATCCGAAGTTCAAAGTGCTGTTGAACTTGTTCGTGAGATACACTCCGACAAAGACGAACCAACCGATATGGCATGGTTGACTGACCAGACCGAAAAGTTCTGTCAAGACAAAGCAATCTACAATGCTATCATGGAAGCAGTTCAAATCCTCGATGACAAGAAAGATTCCAAACCTAAAGGTGCGATACCAAAGATACTGAGTGATGCTCTTGGAGTGTCATTTGACTCTACTGTGGGGCATGATTACATCAACGATTCGGATGCTCGATATGACTTCTATCATCGACATGAAAACAGAATACCGTTTGACCTTGATCTCTTTAATAAGATAACCAAAGGTGGGCTACCGACTAAGACATTGAATATATGTTTGGCGGGAACTGGTGTGGGTAAATCGTTGTTCATGTGTCATGCTGCGGCAGGATGTTTGTCGCAAGGCAAGAATGTTCTGTATATTACATTGGAGATGGCAGAGGAACGCATTGCCGAAAGGATTGATGCGAATCTATTGAATGTGGACATGAACTATTTGCAGACAATGACTAAGACTGACTATGACAGAAAGTTTGAAGTCCTACGAAACAAGACACAAGGCAAATTGATTATCAAAGAGTATCCGACTGCATCGGCATCGGCATTGCACTTTCGTGCGTTGCTGAATGAATTGCAGTTGAAAAAGAATTTCGTTCCTGATATTATTTTCATTGATTACTTGAATATCTGTTCATCTGCTCGAATCAAACCAGGTGCTAATGTAAATAGTTACTCGTACATCAAAGCAATCGCCGAAGAGTTGCGTGGTCTAGCAGTTGAGTTTTCTGTTCCTGTGGTATCTGCGACACAAACAACTCGTTCTGGATTTACAAACTCTGATCCTGGTCTTGAAGATACTTCAGAATCATTTGGTCTTCCTGCGACTGCTGACTTTATGTTTGCGTTGATATCGACAGAAGAACTAGAACAACTGAATCAGATTATGGTCAAGCAGTTGAAGAATCGTTATGGTGACCCAAACAACTACAAACGATTTGTCATTGGTATTGACAGGTCTAAGATGAGACTGTATGATGTAGAACAATCAGCACAAGTTGATATTGCCGATGCAGGACACGATGACAAACCACTGAATACATTTGGTGAACGAGAAAGACCGAACAAGTTTGAAGGATTCAAGATATGAGTGACAACGTATTAAAATCTCCACTACGATATCCTGGTGGTAAGACCAGAGCAATCAAAACTCTTGATCCGTGGATTGTTGATTTCGCAGAATGGCGTGAACCATTTCTTGGTGGCGGTTCAATGAGTATTCATATGTCAAAGAAGTATCCAGACAAACCGATATGGGTGAATGACTTGTATGTTCCTCTGTATAATTTCTGGACGGTATTGCAGAAAGATGGAGACAATCTATCGGATGCCATTCTTGCTATCAAGAAAACTTTGAATGATGCCACTGCCAAAGATAAGTTCAATGAATGTTTGGTAGAAATGAAAAACCAAAATTCATTTGATGCTGCGGTCAGTTTCTACATTCTAAACAAGTGTTCGTATTCTGGTTTGACGGAGAACTCAACATTCAGTATTACCGCATCACAACAGAACTTTAGTGAAATGAATATCGGTAAGTTGAAAGGGTATTCAAAGATAATAAAGAACTGGAAGATTACAAACATCGATTATTCCAAAGTGATGTTGGCACCTGGCAAAAATGTATTTGTATTTCTTGACCCCCCATACGACATCAAAGACTTTTTGTATGGCACTGGTAGGAAGATGCACTCATCGTTTGTTCATGCTGACTTTGCCGACAATGTGGATAAATGCACACATAACTTTATGATAACCTACAATGTCAATGACTATCTCATTGACCGATATAAATCCTACTTCCTGAAGAAATGGAAACTACAGTATGGTATGGTTCACCGTAAAGAAGGAAACCTGAAAGAAGAGTTGTTGATTACTAACTACGATGTGGATGCCAAAAGGACAACACGAACACTGTGGGATTGATATAAATACACCAATAACTTAGGAGGATTAATTTATGGCAACGGAAGGTTCACCGAAAGAAGCAGAAGCAGCACAAGCATTGTTTTGTGCTATTGCGGATTATGTTGGAGAAAATAAGATTGATAAGTTCTTCAAAGCTGAAACTTATTCTGAATTTAGTGAAAAACATCGAAAAACAATAGATGCTTCTTTCAAACATATAAAAACCACTGGAGTCACCTTACCCTCAATAGAAAAATTCTTGAGGGATGATGAGAAAAAAGATGGTGATTGGTTTAAATCTTCGGTAAATATCGCAACAAAACTTATAAAAGATTTAAAAAAGATTGATGATGATTTTGGAAAAATACAAGGTCCTGGTTGGGCTGATATTTTTTACTATCGTGGAGGTGCTGGTGGTGATGAGGTGATGGAAAATATTGAAGAACTTTTTAAAGTTGCCAATAAAAATGAAAAAAGTTTTGGTGATATCAATAAATGGAGTCCAGCAGACATTTATTTTGCATCTGATGCTGCTAAAAAAAGAATTCAATCTCAAGTTGATATCAACAAAAAACAACCTAAAACTTTTAGTTTTTTAATTTTTAATCAAATTCTAAATTCACTAATTGAGTCGGGTGACTTATTGGGTGTATCTCTAAAAAAAGCACCCGATGAAGTGAAGATTTATAGAATCAATTTTACTGAAGAAGAAAATAATGAATTATTAGAAAATGTTAAATATTTTGATATTTCTGATAACAGAGGAACTGATAGGGATGTCCAAATATATTTTGGAAGTTTATCAAAATCTAAACCTCTTTTTAAAATAAGACATGATCCTCACAGTGATTTTTTGTCTGCATCATCAACAATAAAATGTGAGATTGAAGGAAAACATTCCAGACTTGGTTCTATTGTTGGTTTTGGAACTGGAAATCCAAGTGGAACTGGAATTACTGATTTATGGGCGCGTGTTGATCCAGTTTTTGCAAAGAAATTATCTACATCTTTTGCTACAGGAGTTAGAGATTATACTTCAGGTATTGCAGATTTAAATGTAAAA